TAGTTGCAATCGACATAGCCCAAACTCTTTCACCTTTATCCATAAGTTTATCTAACTCACCGATGGTAAATTCAGCTTTTTCTTTATTGGCATATCCGGTTCCTTTAATTGCATCTCTTCCTCCTTTAGAATAAAGACCAATATCTGGTGGATCTGATTTGTAATATCCTCGTTTTACCGTATGTCCAACTCGTTTTTCCTTTTTAGGTTGATCTTCGTTCTTCACTTCATTTAAGAAGTCATCAAAGTGTTGTATATGTTTCATAATATATTTATCCTTTTAATTGATGCTAAAAAAGGTTTCATAAAAAATCATAGCCGCTGATTCAGTATCAAATAGATCTTTTTTGTCTATTCCATCTTCGTTATATTCAACCCACCATTTGGTGCCATCGAAATCCATATTTATAAATTTTTTCATATTTTACAGTCCATAAATTGATTTAGTTGCGTTAAAATTTTGAAGTATTTCCGCATCAGATAACATTCTATTGTAACATATAACTGTGCCTATACCTCCTTGATAACAAGTTCCGGCATAACCAGTACCGATTCGTAAATCGCCTGCTGCAATCAATGCGGTATTACTTCTTGAAACATAATCTTGAGCCCAAGCACTTCCGTTTTTACTTCGGAATCCAGTTCTAGCAGCAGAAGTTTTTCCGGTTGACATTTTTATTGATATCATTGTCCAGGTATTCATAACCGTTGCTTCTGTTCCAGCATAATCATAAGCATTATATCTACTATAATAACTTAATCCCGATCCAACCTCCCATGTCATTGCTAATTCTTGTTCATATGATGCATATACGGTACCTACTTTTTCGAATATGGTTCGTCTCGAACCTCCTTGATTTCCATATATCCATAATATTATAGTACAATCTCCTCCTAGATCAACTAAACTCGAATTGGCAGTACATTGCCAATAACCGGAATCGTTAAAACTAAATCCTAAAGCACCACCCATTGTCGTTAATGGTGTTTGTGTACCGAATGATGTCATGGTTAAACCACTTCCGCTCAGATCATACCATGAAGTTCCTGTTCCAGAATAAGACATACTACTAGAAGGATTCAAATATAATGATAATCCTGACCAAACTATTCCTGGCCAAGATGTCCAATATCCATTAGTATTTAACCAAGTTTTGGCATTGTATAACGTTGAAAATGATTGGTTACCTACTCCATTAGCTAGAGTTATAAAAGATCCATCTGTTTTAGTGGCTGATCTTTTATATCCAACAGAATTTCCACTAATAATCTCAGTTCCACCACCGGCAGTTCTTGGACCAGAGGTAGGATAAGCAACAACATATCCAGGATCTTCATCAGGACCTAATCGCCAAGTTACACCAGTTGCAGTTAAACCAGCGGTTGGTGTTCCGGCAGCAATGAAACCTACTTGTTCGGTACCTGCTATTGCTGATCCAGTATTATAAGCAAATGTTCTTGTTGTTGGCATATTATAATATATTTCATTGTATATATCAATACGAAAATACTGAATCTGACCGTATCAAAATTACATATAACCTTTATCTAAGGTGATCGAGGAAATAATATAGTTCTTCAGGCAGATAGGGTAATTCAAGGTAATTCAAGTTATTCTCCTTCATTCTCCTTCATTCTCACTTATATCTAAAAGGTAATTAACATAACTCTCTTCCTCACCGAATTTTGCTCCTTCGAACCAAGGCCAGTTAGTATCTACAAATGCCCAATCTTCTACTCCTAATTGTTTGAATCTATTACGTATTTCCCAATTATAGAATACTGAAATAGATCTTACTCTTCTTTGAATGTCAGCTCTAGCATTACCATCATCTTGAGAATTTCCTCCATGATAATATTGAAAGTAAAGAGGCTTAGGGATATGTACCATTCTGGTATGAAGGAATGTTCTAACTATTAGTTCATAATCATCGGCTATTGATAATCTTCTATTATGAGATCCTACTGAAAGATAAACATCTCTTCTCCATGCACGGAAATGATTTGGAACTGCCACAATGTGACGAATAGTAAGTGGATTGATATTTGGTTGATCTACTGATTTGTAATCTCTTCCATTGAAATGATAATCATAATATTTACCGTAACCTAAAGCCCATGTTCCATCTGGTCCATATGTTAAAGATTCATGTTCTTCGTTTATCTCTATGCAATCAGAATAATAGAATCCAGCATCAGGATATTCTCGATAAGCCTTAATGATATATTCATTTGCCTCTGGATGTAGTTCGTCATCATGATCCATTTCCATTAGAATTTCTCCTTTAGATAACATGAATGCTCGATATTTAGCTTCACCAATAATTCCACCACTAATAGGAAGTATTCGATAGACAATTACTCGTGGATCTTCTTTCTCTATTTGTTTTGCTAAACGAGAAGTATATTCATCGGTTGAATCATCTACAATTACCCATTCCCAATTTGTGTAAGTTTGTGCTTTGATAGAGTTATAAGTTCTTCTTAGCTTATCTCCGGTATTGTAAATTGGAGTGATAATACTTAGTAGAGGTTCCTCTTTTTTTCTATTGAGTATATATGCAGTTGCACATTGATAGGCTTCTTCTCCTATTTCTGGAGAGTATTCAGCAAAATGTAACCACCTTTGTTTAAAGTCGTATGATGAATCAGCTAGTTGAGGATAATCCATCCATTCACCACCAATTGTTACTATGCAATCTGGATTAAAATCAGATACAACGGATTCATCGTAATACTCGCATCTCTTAACCGTAAGTTCTTCACATTCAAAATAAGGAGGATTGTCAGAAATTAACTCTACATCTTTATCATGTATTAGAAGAATTCTTGGAAGTTTTCTATTAATCTTGGGCTTTTGAAAGTAATTATAGTTGGTAATCGTTTCATTAATAAAATTGAATACTTCCGGTTTTTCGGCTTTAATTGTATCTATGAAATATCCATCTCCACTATAATGTGAGTGGAATCTATGTGGATTCATTGAACCTTTATGAATGAGTAGCTGTGCAACATCTACACCTTGCCATCTCATATTTTCTATATTAGCTTCTCGGATATGTACTCCAGTAAAGTCTTTTCCTTCGACTAGCTGATCGAATACCCAGATTCCTGGTTTATTCACTCGGTCTTTGATGGTTTGGAAAAAATCTAAATGTATTGCATTATCATCATCTAAGATATAAATCCATTCATCATCTGGTAAAGAATCAATTAGTTTATTAATTAGAGTATATCCGAAAGTATCCGGTTGTCCCTTTTCAATAATAACTGAATCAGCTTTATCTTCCAAGAAACGAAAGATTTCAGATGAAACTGAGAAATTTCCTAATATGTCAATTATAACATACCAATTTATTTGTACGTCTTTTATTCGAGAGGCCTCGATTGATTTCCATACGTCTTTTATGTACTCTGGTCGAGTGAGCCTAGTTATAATATTAACTTTCATGCAAATACAGTCTTTAACTACTTATATGATGGATTGAGTGATCGGGTTTAATTTAGAGAGAGCTACTGCATCTACAATATCATCAATCGGTTTAGGGATGGTATATTCTCCTTCATGAACAAACCCTAGTTCAAGAATCTTATCTCTAAGTGGAGTTGAATCTTCCATGAAACGAGTAACCATCATACATTTTGATGCATTACCATTTCCGGTGTATAGCTTCTTAATAGATTTTGGCGGAATAACCCAAATCTTTTCTCCTATGATTTGTAGGAGTTTAACTTTTAAGAAGGTATTGTAAGTTATTAGATCTATAAATGAATTTCCTTTAGATCCAAAAGAGAAACCTTCTATATTGATAAATTCTGCTTTATCTAGGTAAGGTCTGATGTGTGATATGATTTGATCAGATAATTCATTTGCATTACGAATCTTAATTCGTTGATCTTCTAAACTATCTTTTGTATTAGCAGCCTTTTCGTAACTAACAACAGTTACAATTTCTTGTATTGCATCGTGTGTACGAAATGCGGCTTTACCTGATTGAAAATTTGGAACGAATGAAAATAAGGTGAGATTACCTTCTTCGTTTATCGATATAGCTGTACTGTTAATAGAAAAGTCAATTCCTATTATCATATACGTTTTCCTAATGCCGCACCTAATGCCGCTCCAACAAGTCTACTCGTTAGTAGATCGAAAATCACACCTTTCTCAATACCTAATACGTTTGCAATGATTTTACCAATAGATGAACCTAATGCAAAACCAGTAAGTCCTCCTAGGATAGATCCCAAGAAACCTTCATTTGTAAGTTCTTCGTTAAATTCTTTAATATTCTTGTTTTTGTCAAGATATTGGCTACAAAATTCTTTTATAGCTTTATCAATTTTAGCTTCTTCTGCCTCAGTCAATTCAGACTTAAGATTTTCGTTAAGAGCATTGATTTCTTCTTCTGAGAAAGTATTAGTTTCTATAAGATATTCTTTGAATGTTTTCATTATTTAATAGCTTTTGTAATTATTTCACTTAATTCAAATGTATCAACACGGAAACTTAAACCGGCAGCGGCATTGTCTATTGCAAAATATAAAGAATCCGCAAATTTAGGCATTGCCGAGGTTAATTTTGCTTTAATAGAATCAACCATCTCATTTTTTGAAAATTTATCTAGGGTTTTGCTATCCGGAATAAATTGAACAGATAAACCTTTAGTATCATTGAATACATGTATGGTGAAATTCATTTTATTGATGGTAACTTTTCCTTCGTTGATAAAATTTTCAAAATTAGGTATTTCCACGTTGTTGTGTTTATTTTATTATATATTTGATAGATTTTCGGTTATTGAACTTCGAATTCTAATTTCAGCTCATTAAATGCAAAGGTAGCTTCAAATGTTCTAAATTCTGGAGTAAGTTCAGAATAAGAAAGAGTGAATTGATTCATTCCAGTAAACAAACAATCTTTGAAGATTGAGGAGTACATCTTATTTCCTTCTCCGTCAAATATACCAATAGGAATATCGAATGTATATGGATTACGATTATCGAAGCTATAATAATGAAAGAATGTCTCTAGCATTATCCAGTAATTAACATTTCCATCTAATAACTGAAAAGTTATTGTGAAATTTCTATCAATTAACATCTCAGGAGATAGTGATTGACGGAATCTTCTAGTCGTTCCTTTAGCCTCTGCATAATATCCGGGTTTAACTTGTTCAATCGGTTGGAAGTTAAAATTAGGAATAGATATTGATTGAATTGAGTAATTTATGATATCTGCCACATCCGTAACAGGAGTAGGCATTCTAAAAAGATATGGTGCATATCGATCTTTAATCTCTTGAGGTACGAATATTCTAGGTAGCTCAACTTTAAAAAGGTCATTTCTATTTTGAAGGATCATTATTTCTTATTTGTTTCTTTATTATATATTTCAA